ATTTTTGGATTGATATGAAAAATAACAGGCCAGAAGAATTTGCAAGTGCTGTAGAATTTGATAAAAAGATGCGAATGCACAATCCTAAAGTAAAAAACTTCGTACATAGATCTTGTGTACCTTTAGACGAAGTTAAATTTAAAAATGACGATGGGCCAGATCTCTTTAATCAAGAGTGCGAGGGCCTATGTGGAGTATAATATGACAAATAAAGATATGTTTGACGAAACCTTTCCTCAAGATACGCAGGTAGGCGGAAGTCATTATAAACACTTTTTGATTCAACCATGGACATTTATTAGAAAGAATGGTTTAAATCCATTTCAAGCTAACGTAATTAAATATGTATGTAGATATTTATTCAAAGGTAAATCAATTGAAGACTTACAAAAAATTAAACATTATTGTGATTTAGAAATAGAGCATTTGCAAGATGAGCAAAAGAAGTAAAAGATATGGTGAGGAGATCACTAAAATTAAAAAATTACATTATCAATGGTGTAAGAAAGAAGGAAGAGATACTTCATGGTATATAAAAAGCAAGACCCAATCCTCTGCGAAAAGTGTAAAACAGCAACAGCAGTAGTAGTTCATAAATATGATTATTATTGTGCTGAATGTTATATTTTTTTTCTTGGATTACCTATTAAAAATATGAAATCAATTGAAGAAACAAATTTTAGTAAAAGAAAACAATGACCCATCAATTAAATTTTGTATACAACGACAGTGATTGGATATGTCCTTCAGAATATCCTGACTTATCACAAGCAACAGAGATTGCTATTGACCTGGAGACTAAAGATCCAAACATCAAAACGAAAGGACCAGGATGGGCTACGTTTGATGGCCATATCGTAGGATTTGCAGTAGCTGCACTTGGGCAGCAATGGTATTTTCCTATTGCTCATGATGCAGGTGGTAATATGGATCTAGCAATTACTACAGCCTGGATGCAAGATATTTTAAAAACACCAGCAACTAAAATATTTCACAATGCAAGTTATGATGTGGGTTGGTTGTTAGTAAATGGTTTTGAAATCAATGGGCCAATTGTAGATACAATGGTAGCTGCAGCTCTTATCAATGAAAATAGATTTAGTTTTAGTTTAAATGCATGTGCTAAAGATTATTTAGGTGAAATTAAAAACGAAACATTCTTAAATGAAAAAGCAAAGGAGTGGGGTATAGATCCTAAAGCAGATCTTTGGAAGTTACCTGCAGGTTACGTTGGTTTCTATGCAGAACAAGATGCAGGTTTAACTCTAAGGCTTTGGCAGCACTTTAAAGCAGAGATATCTAAACAAAGCTTACACGATGTTTGGGAAATGGAAATGGATTTACTTCCGATCTTAATTGAAACAAGACGAAGAGGAATTAGAGTTGACGAAGCAAAAGCTGCTATGCTAAAGAAAGAATTCAAACAAAAAGAGTCTGAGGTTTTATCTGATATAAAATCTCAGACCACACTAGATGTAGACATCTGGGCAGCAAGATCTGTAGCGCAAGTATTTGATAGAATAGGTGTTGAATACCCACGGACACCGAAAACCGGTGAACCAAGCTTTACGCAAAACTGGCTAGTAAACTGTGATAACCCGATAGCGCAACTAATAAGACAAGCAAGAGAAATAAATAAATTTCACTCAACATTTATAGACTCCATTCAACGTTATGTTCACAAAGGTAGAATACATTCCGAAATAAATCAGTTACGTTCTGACCAAGGTGGAACTGTATCAGGACGTTTATCATATTCTAATCCCAACTTGCAACAGATTCCTGCACGAAACAAAGAATATGGTAACAAGATTAGAAGTTCATTCTTACCTGAAGAAGGTAGACAATGGGGTAGTTTTGATTACTCACAACAAGAACCAAGAATTGTAGCTCACTACGCTGCATCCGTTAATACAAACTTTTCTGGTGCATCAGAGTTTATAGAAGCATACAAAAATGAGTCTGCTGATTTTCATCAAATTGTGGCAGATATGGCTGGAATTACCAGAACACAGGCTAAAACTATCAATTTAGGGCTATTTTATGGTATGGGTAAGGCCAAATTAGCTAAAGAATTAGGTATTTCTAAGGATAGAGCTGAGCAATTATTGATAAAATATGGTGATAGAGTGCCATTTGTTAAGCAATTGGCTACAGATGTGTCTAGCTCTGCCTCTAAATATGGCTTTATTCGAACAATAAGGGGTCGTAAATGCCGATTTGACATGTGGGAGCCCTCTACCTTCGGAATGAACAAAGCAATGCAATATGAGGAGGCTAAGGCCGTTTATGGCAATAATATACGTAGGGCCTTTACCTACAAAGCTTTAAATAGATTGATCCAAGGATCTGCAGCTGACCAAACTAAACAGGCTATGATAAATTGTTATAAGGCAGGATTTAAACCTTTACTACAAATTCATGATGAATTATGTTTTTCAATAGATAAGGAATCAGATATTAAAAACGTAAAGGAGATAATGGAACATGCCATCGGAGATTTCAAAGTACCTTCCAAAGTTGATATTGCACTCGGACGATCCTGGGGAGAAGCTAAGGAATAGTATCCCCTGCAAGACTTGCAAGGGAACTAAAGTTATTCTTCAGATTGAGGATCTTGAGATTGTTCAGAAGGATCCTTGTCCTGATTGTTCTCCGACTCCTGAGCTTCTTCGATCTTACGCTGCTTTCTAAGTTCTTCGTAATATTTTGGGTGTTTAAATACAAACGTCATATGCTCTCCTTTTATTTTTTATTTACTATTATACCACGAGCAAATTTTCCATTTTTTATTTTATTGAATAGTAGACGACTGACGATCGGAGGGGTTTAATTCTGGATGCGACACTGCATGCTTTTTTTGGCGGATAGAATCCCTAGGAAAAAAATGATTTTTTTAAAAGCTGAACTATTATCTAGCCAGCTTGATCGTATAATCCAACCTTAGCATCTTCAACGCTTTGATCGTTGATCTTTGTCTTAAGGTTTTTAATTTTAATATCGATCCACTTCATATCAGGGGTTACTCTGCCCTGACTCAACGCCTGGTTTGCCCACTTGGACTCCAACTGAAGTTTTTCCGATATTAATTTCTGTAGTTGCATCTCGGTCAACCTCTTCGAAGGTTATGAAGAGAATATCAGGATCATGAAATCCTGGCCCTTCATTTTCTTTATAATCTCCTGAGTCAACCTTCTTTTGAAAACACTCAAGAGCATCTATATCGTTCTTGGCCTCAAGCGTCTCATCAACATATATATTTTTATAATTTGCTTGGACGCGATATAGTTTCATAAGTGATTATATATCAAATAGTGACTTATTTGCAACTACGTAGTAGGTAGTTCTTTACATTCAAATTTTATAGCTATTTTTTCTTTATTTATGCGGTCAATTCCATAATAATCGTCATTTTTGAGGTGTTTAAATGTGTGTAAGGCCATTGAGTACCCTCCAATTGCACAGTCATAATGACTTTTAAACATCATTCCTGTAATAGATGACTCAGTACATTTACCAGTTATTACACTACATAGATGTAGAACTAAAATAAATTTCATAATATCCTTGCATATCCCATTAAAATAATTATATTTGCCATTACATAAATCATAACAAAGAGGAGCAACAAAGTAAATGAAGAACAAATCAGAGACTTTTAATAATTGGTGTAAACAGGTTGACAAGATTTTATCTGAGCTGCCAGAACACACAATTCAAGGTCAACCAATGGAATATTCTGATGATGAATTCCAAAACACCATGCGTAAATTACAGCAATGTTCATTGAAGTTTGATGAAATGCCAATTTACATAATCAACGAAAAGGTAGCTAGTGAACTATGCTACGATCACTTGAAAGGAATGGAAGATGAACAATCTGATCATTAAAACAATTGTATGTGCAGTTATGTTTTTGATACCTGCTAAAATTTTATTGGCTCTTTTAGGTGGTGCTTTTTATATCATGTTTTATTAGGAGGGACGATGGATATAAACAAATGGAAATCATGTGCAGTCGATATTGATTCATATACTATCATTAGAGCTATGGGTCAAAATGGTTTTAGACGACCAGGCAATATGATTGCTAAATTAGTAGATGATGAAGTCAAAAAGATAGCTAAAAAACAAAACATTAGCTATGATAAAATGAAACAGAATTTACTAGCAGAAGGCAAAAAACTTCTTAACGGTAAATAGTTGATCAACGGGGTGGCGTACGGGAGACTAACGCCACCTTTAAATTTTTGTTACAGTCTTTATAACCCTACATTTAAATCTTATAATAGAGCTCTTACAAGGAGAACATTATGCCTAAATCAATAAAAGAGATGGTTGACGAAGCTTTAAAACAAGCAATTGAAGATGGAAATATTGTGGTCAAAGATGAAGATGGTCACGAAATGGAAGATTTATCAATAGGTTGGGCTGAAGAACCAGTTGAAGAAGAAGACGAAGATTAATTATTGGGGCCTTTTGGCCCCAATTAAAACTTGCAAACAATTTTATTTTCATTTAATAGTGTAATCATGTATTCCTAAGCCTAAATGAAAAAGTGGGGCTTTCAAAACACTTTATTTTCACCGAACAACGAATAACAAAATTAACTTTAATAAAAGGATATTTTGTGGGTAAAGCTGTAAAACGAGGCAGTGAAGAAGCATTAAATCAAGCGTTAGATAAGCTTGTTATGGTTTGTCCAAATAAACAAACTTATAATGAACTGACCAGTTTAATGTTTCAGTTGTATTGTGGAAATGACTTTGGTTTAGGAAATTTCAGTCTCTCTTTCCTTGATAAGATCGAGGATCGATGGCGATCAGGGCGTAAACGTGCTGCAGAAAACAAGGGCATAAAACTGGTTGTAACAAATGGCTAACCACGGTGTGAACTTTCCATATCTTATATCTTTCCCGCATCGTGGTTATGCTAATGGACAAGAAACCTAGAGGGTTACTCAAAGATTCAATTATCATGCTTGACCATATGACAGGTCAAGAAAAAATGGATTATCTAGAACGGATGTGGGATTTGTATATCCGTGTTTATGAAAAGCCATTGTATAGGTATCGAACTCGTAAGCCATCACGAACATTTACAATGGATAAGAAAAAAGCATATGAGTTGTGCTCCAAGCTTACTAAAATTTTTGGGCACTAGATTGAGCCTGGAGATTACAAAACCAAAAGCATTTGCTGAACAGCGATTGTTTCAAGCTGTCATTGTGCAAGCCTTAGAAGATGCAACAAACCCATCTAATTTTAAAAGAGAAACCTATCATAAGCACGATAGTCATTGTTGGTTTGTAGAAAACTCTGATGACTTTCAGGAAGTATGTTGGGGTGCTGACATGGATCCTGAATTTGTAAGAGGTGAGTATTTAAGATTGGTTGATAATGGAAAAATTTTTTTTAATAAAATTCAGATAGCATGGTTACGGTATCGAAGATTGTATAAGGAGTATCGAGAAGCAGGTAGTAAGGAAGAGAGAAGAGAGATTAGATCTAAAATTTTAAAAGAAGATTTAAGTAAGATTAAATAGTCATGGTGGTCTAATGTGTTTAACGCCTGGGAGTATTTGAAAAAGAGAGCAATTAATAACTTTACTCCCAGGTACGTTAATTAACCAGCAAATCGTTTCATTAAAAATGAACACAAGATAAATATACACGAAAACAGGACACCGGACAACGGAAAAAGGATACCGAGTGGGTTAGGTATCTACTGAACGGGATCAGTGGTGTTGCAAAAATATCACAAATTTTTACTATATAGATATTCTAGACCCCTGACTAATAAAAAGTACCCCAGGGGGTAAAAGAGGTGTATCTGGTGTATCTAAACAACTATTAGTCAAGTATACCAACACTTTTAATCGATTTTAATGGTGTATCTATGGTGTATCTATGGTGTATCTGGGATACACCACTCTTGCGGGAACGCTATCGAAACTTTTTCAGGTAGTTAGTTTACGATGAAATAATCTATATAATAAAAAATTATGTATAAAAAACTACTTTTATTGAAAAAAGGTAT